CTCATCGATAAACTGGAACAGATGGACAACGACACGCTGACCAAGTTTGGAGCGTGGCTGATGGGTGAGGGCATGCAGGTTATCGGTACAAGGGTTTCTACTGGCAATGAGTGCCAGATTATCATTGAAGATGGCATGATTAAGCCGACAGAAACGAAACAGGCGTTTGCAGCGCCAATGAAAGATTGGAGGAAGTAAATGAACATCACGCGAGGGGTTATCAAATCTGCTCAGCGTGTGGTCATCAGCGGTGTGCCTGGCATTGGCAAGTCTACCTTTGCCAGTCACGCACCGAACGCTCTGGTGATCGACACTGAGGGCAGCACAAAACAGCTGGATGTGGCCCGTTTTGATGAGCCGACAAGCTGGACCATGCTCATGGAAGAGGTTGATGCGGTAATCAATAACCCGTCACTCTGTGACACACTGATTATCGATACCATCGACTGGGCGGAAAAGCTGGCCGCGAATCAGGTAATTGCCGCCAACAACTGGAAGTCGATTGAGGACGGCGGCTATGGGTCCGGATATAAAAAAGTCTATGAGGTCATGGGCAAACTTCTGGATAAGCTGTCACTGGTTGTTTCTAAAGGTATTAACGTCTTTCTTGTGGCACATACGGCGCTCCGGAAAGTCGAACAGCCGGATGAAATGGGATCTTATGACAGATGGGAACTGAAGCTTCAGAACAGCCCGAAATGCAACATTGCCGCAATGGTCAACGAGTGGGCTGATATGGTCCTGTTTGCCAACTACAAGACAATGATTGTTACCGATGACAAGACTAAAAAGGGCAAGGGTGTAGGCGGCAAGCGTGTCATGTATACCGCGCATCGGCCAGCATGGAACGCCAAGAATCGCTTTGGATTGCCTGAGGAATGCGATTTTGACTATTCGGTCATCGCTCCATACATCCCATCAAAAGGATCAGCACCGGCACCGATGCCTGAACCAGTTCAGGCTCCCGTTCCCACTCCTGCTCCTGCTCCCGCTCCTGTGCCTGAACCGACACCTGCACCAGTTCAACCGCCAGAACCCGCGCCGGAGATTGTACCGACCAACTACCCGACTCCGGAACACAGTCAGCTGTACGCGCTGATGCGGGAAATTAATGCCACTGAACGCGAGGTGGCACAGTGCATCGAACAGCTGGGCTTCTATCCGATGGGTTCGAATGTTCCGATTACTGCATATCCGCCCGACTTCATCGCCGGATACATCATTCCTGAATGGGGTATTGTCAAAGACATGATTCTGAAGATCCGGGAAGATCTTCCGTTTTGAAAGGAGAAATAAGCTATGGCTGTTAATAATATGCTTGATGAGAATCGCCCGATTGGTTGGGACGAGGAGTTTATTGTTCAGGAGGAGAACGAATTCATAACCCTGGAAGAGGGTGACTATGACTTCGAGATTGTCAACTTTGAGCGTACCCAGTATAGCGGTTCGGATAAAGTACCGCCCTGCATGCGGCTCGATGTCAAGATTCGCGTCACTGATGGAATCAAATCGACAACCATCACCGATAAGATCTTCCTGATTCAGAAATTTGCATGGAAGCTGTCAGATCTGCTGGCGGCCGTTGGACTGGCAAAGACCAAGGACGCAGCAAGACCGGCAATGATTCAGCAGTCCATCGGATTGAAGGGGCGCTGCCATGTGACCAAGACTGCCGGTAATAACCCCGGAACGTTCTTCAACAACGTCAGCAAATACCACAGAAAAGCAGAGAATCAGCTGTCCGGATTCACACCGGCACCGTCCGCAACGCCTCCAGCACAGTTTACCAGTCAGCCTCAGCAGTACGCTCCGCCTCAGTACCAGATGCCTCAACAGCCTCAGTATCAGGCACCTCAGTATCAGCAGCCCAGTTTCAATAGATGATGGAGCTGAGACCATACCAGAATGACTGCGTTAATGCTGTCCTGGGGGACTGGGATTCCGGCATCCTCAGGACTCTCGCAGTCCTTCCAACAGGCACAGGCAAAACGATCTGCTTTTCAGCCATTACAGCCAAGGAAGTGTCCGCTGGGCGTAGGGTGCTGATACTGGCCCATCGGGCAGAGCTGTTAGATCAAGCCGCTGATAAGCTGAATCGTTCAACCGGCCTGAGATGCGCACGGGAAAAGGCAGAAGAATCCTGCTTCGGCTCGTGGTACAGAGTAACAGTGGGATCTGTGCAGTCCCTGTGCAGACCACAACGTTTGGAAAAGTTCAGCGATGATTATTTTGGCACCATCATCATTGATGAAGCGCACCATGCGCTGTCTACAACCTATCAGACAGTGCTGGAGCATTTTCCTAGAGCTCGGGTGCTTGGTGTTACTGCCACCCCTGAGAGGGGTGACCATCGCAATCTCGGCAGTTTTTTCAAGCATCTGGCATATGAGTACACGCTTCCGGATGCCATCAAGGAGGGATTCTTATGCAAGATAAAGGCACAGACAATCCCGCTGCAGATCGACATCAGCGATGTGAGCATACAGAGCGGGGATTTTGCCGCCTCTCAGGTAGGCAGTGCTTTGGATCCATATCTGGACCAGATAGCAAAGGTCGTAGCAGAAGTGGCGCAGACAAGAAAGACAGTAGTCTTTCTCCCTTTGATCGCTACAAGTCAGAAGTTCTGCCGAATTTTGACAGAGCTTGGTATCAAGGCGGCAGAGGTCAACGGAACCAGTGATGACCGTGAAGAGGTCCTGAAGGACTTTGATGCGGGAAAGTATCAGGTTCTGTGTAACTCAATGTTGCTGACCGAAGGATGGGATTGTCCCAGCGTTTCCTGCGTGGTAGTCCTCCGGCCAACAAAAGTTCGCGGCCTGTATTGCCAGATGGTCGGACGCGGGACCCGTCTGGCTGAGGGAAAAGAAGATCTATTGATTCTGGATTTCCTGTGGCTGACTGACAGATTGGATCTGTGCCGCCCAGCTTGCCTTATCTGCAAGGATGAGGAAGTTTCCCAGAAGATGACAAAGAATCTGGAGGAGTCTGGCGCAGCGGTGGATCTGGAAGAGGCCGAACAGAAAGCAGAATCAGATACCATTGCAGAGCGTGAGGCCAAGCTGGCAGAACAGCTGGCAAGGATGCGGAAACGCAAAGCGAAACTAGTCGATCCTTTGCAGTATGCATTCAGCATACAATCGCTGGAGCTTGCAGAATATCAGCCTGAACTTGGAGATGACATGTCTGCTCCGGACCAGAAGATGATTGATGCGCTGGAGCAGTTCGGAATCTTTGGTGACCAGATCGCCACACAGGCCGAGGCAAAATTCCTGCTGAGTACGCTCAAAGAAAGACAGTTTCAGGGCCTTGCAAGGCCAAAGCAGATACGTCAGCTGGAACAGCGCGGATTTCGGAATGTCGGCCAGTGGACGTTTGAACAGGCATCGGCCATGATTGGCCGGATTGCCGCCAATAACTGGAAAACACCGTATTACATTAACCCAGCAACATATGTACCGGATGAGGTTATATGAGACAGAGTGAGTATAAGAAAATCGCAGAAATTCTCTGCGATGTAGCATTAGATACAAATATTGATCTTTGTGATATCTGCGCTTATGGCAAGGATAATTGCAGAGAAAAATGTGAAGAGGGCATTGGTCGCGGCCTGAAGATCCGGATGAACAGCGACAACTGATACTGGTGATTTCATACGCGGTGAGGTGGGCCGTGGTCCTGTCGGCGACAGTAGTATTGGTATATTGTGGGTAAGGCAAATGCACACAATTTTTGGACCCAACGGCAGCCTGTCGGAATGTTAACCAACGACTAAATAAGAACAGCGATCGAGATTCCATCAAGCAGGAATCATAGCATTTCTTAACACTGTATCATTCTATCAATTCATAAAAATCCAAATCCACTCATTGTTTTCGCTTTCCCCCAAAGCGGATCAAACGAGTACCATACCTTTAAAACCTTGGCCACCGTGTATGATTTCATATAAAAGAGGGCCGCTGATCTGGCAGGCCAGCGGTCCTTTTTCTTTTAGGAGGATGTATTAATGGAAGATCTAATTAATAGACAAGTAGCAATTGATAAATTGTCAGAAATATATTACAGAACACCGAATCTTAAAAAGGGCGTTGAGAATGCAATAAAGGTTATTTCAGAAATACCAGCAAGCGATGATGAAAGCATTACAATGATGAATTCACTTTATTGCCTACGCGAAACAAGAAACAAACTGTGGGAAGAAGTGAAGGATTTTCTTTTTAAAACCCTATCAGAAGAAAATCCTATATTAAGCGAAGCTGATCAAAGAACATATGACGAGATTGCATCCAAAGTAACATTGTTGTCAGAAGCAATATGTGTAATTGAAGAGATGGAATATATGAAGCATGAAAAGGAAAGGCAAAAGGGAAAAAGATGATCATTAAAATCAAATACTACATCCGGCGGATTCGCTGGCTGTGGAATCATCGAGACATGAAGGATTGCGCCCGGAAATTCCGCATGATGGAATATGACATCAGATGGAATCTGGACAGGAAGAGAACATAATGAATATAACCGATATTGATGAGTATAGACCGCATGAAGCTGCTGAAGT